TACCCCCCCCTTTTTTTTTTTTTTAAACACTCTCTTATGTTTTTTTTTGCCGGGGGGGGGGGCAAACGCGCGGTGGGGGGTGGGTGGGGGGGGGGGGTTGGGGTGATTACTTGCAATGTAACTACAAACTTTCTCGGCAAAATTCTCGGCAGAGAAAAATGTCTCTGTAAGGTTCCTAACATATAGTAAAAGGAAAACTAAGGGTACGCTCTCTCCCACGATGAGGGGGAGTTTACAAGTGTTAAGGAACTCCTTGTCCGTAAGGACGTTAAACCTTAAGGTAGAAAGATATGAATGAAGTAAAAGAGGTGTCGGCATGACCGATATAGTCCTAACACCCATCACCTCAGGGTACAACCTAGCGAAGATTAATGCCAACTTCGTTAAGGTGCAGGATGTGATAAACAACGAGGTGGTTCATAGCATCGGCGGTAATAACGTCATGCACCAGAACCTAGACATGAATGGGTTCGCCATCCTCAATGCTGATGTAGACCCGACAGATCCAGAGAGTCTACTCACGGTAGAGGTTGCTAACGCTCTGTACTACAATGTAAGCGGCGATACACTAGAGGGCACTATGCAGGTGGCGGGTAACACCCTCACAGGCCTGAAGGCTCCTGTAGGCGCTACAGAGGCGGTACGGAAACAGGAGTTCGATGGTGAGGTGTCGGCACGTGTAGCAGGGGATGACTCTCTACAAGCACAGCTGTCCGGTACCAACCCCCCAATGGGATCGGCGTTTAGCGTGATTAGCTGGCATGATCAGTCGGTAACAAACTCTATAACTATCCCACAAAACAAAAACGCGTGGTCCTTCGGACCAGTGGTAACAGTGAATCCTGGACAAGTCGTAACAGTCGGCACAGGGTCATTTTGGACAATTGCAAACGGAGAAGTACAGCCATGAGTACCCTGAGAACAGACAAGATTGCTAGCCTTGACGCGAAGGCCTCCTATGATGTTAAGGCACTAGCGACAGTAGATGAAGCTAAGGTTAGCCTTGGTGTCTATGCAGCAGGCCTTGTGCTAACGACCTACGACCAGTACTTCACACGTTCTGGCGTCAAGTACCGACCATTGACCACAAGCTCCTTGCCCTACACCACTACTGGTGTCTGGGGAACTGAGGGCGTACGCTTCACTGCCTCGCAGGCAGATGTGCTACGTCAAGACCTGGGTGCTACCACTGGTGCTGCTCAAGTGGGCTTTGGTGCTGGTACCGTAGACTCCGCTATTACGGCACTACAGACTGCTGTAAGCACTGCAACTAATGCCATCCCACCAAGTGGTCTTCGTATTGCCTTCCACTACCACTACGAGTTTGACGAGACTAAGCTAGAGCGTCTGAAGCAGATGGGCTTCAATACCATCTGGGTTTACCAAAGCACTGCTTGGATGAACGATATCCCTCGCTCCACTGCTTGGTTGAACCTCATCCGCAAGCATGGCCTGTACGCCATCTTCCAGGCAGAGTGGTCCTTGGTAAACGCCAGCAACGCCACTCACCTGGCTTGGATTGACTCCGTCAACACTCACACCGCCTTACTAGGTTGGACTGGTGTCGATGAGCCTGCTGGCGTAAGCTTCCCTGTAGCCTCCCAGCAGACCTTCGCGTCTGTGATGCGTGCTCACACTAAAAAGCCTTTGTTCTTGGTGGAGGCAGCTCACCAACTGGCTGCCCTGGATAACTTCTATCGGTCTGACGTTTGTGATGTATTCCTGCTGGACAACTACGCTACGACCTACACGGACGAAGCCACCTTCAAGATGAACCACACCCGGCCAATCTTGAACCTGTTGTCCTACGGCAGTCACGGGGATGCCGGTAAGTTGGCACCTGCTACAATCCTACCAGTGGTGTCTGGCTTTGGTACTACAGGCTTCCCTGTGCCGACACAGAACCAGGCTAAGTGGGCCATCGAAGGCTGGCGTCCATTCGTGGTTAACAACTCCTATGGAGTGTTTGCACATGATGTCACCGACGTGTCTTACACCACATTGGACAATAGCGAGGACCTCCGTACTCAGGCCTTGGCAATGAATAGTCTCTGGAAACAGGGAAGCGGTCATGGCTATAGCCTTGTAGTGCCAGTTGGTTACCAGACAAGCCCGTACTTCCTGGAGGCTACCAACGTAACTCGTACACAGTACAACACCCACTTCTTGTTGACCTCCGCTGCTACTGGAGACTACTCCCTGGGCATTAAGCATGAGGTTGCCCCTGGCACCAAGTACGTGATCATCTACGCCAAAGTAATTAACGGCGTGGACTCTCTTACCCGAACCATCAACTTGGAGATCAATGACAGCGGTACTTGGGTGGTTGTATCCACTCAGACCTTCGCAGGCGTCACTACTTCTGCGGACATCATGTTCCCATACCCCGTCAATGCCAACGCCCGTAGCATAGGCGTACGTGCTCGGGTAGTGAATGCCTCGGCCCCTGCGGGCGCAGTTGGCATCATGTCTGTAGCCGCCGTTAACACTTAATATAAAGGGGCCAAGGATGGCCTCACGAGGCTTATATGATTATCGAGAAAGCGCAACTACAAGACACCATGGGTCGTCCCTTGACCCAGAGTTTGTTCCTTGAGCTCGGCTATTCCGAGTACGCAGTGTATACACTGAAGGAGCAAGACTACGCATACAAGGGTAAGAATTATCCGTCTCTCAAACGGCTCTATCTAAAGTCTGAAGACGTAACCGAGTATGACTTCGCCTGCCAGCACTTGCTTGGTTGGCAACACTGGAAGCGTCTGTGTGAGAACAAACAAATCCGTAAGCACATCGACGAGTGGCGAGAAGAGCTGGAACTTAAGATCCGCTCTCAAGCCATCAAAGACATGCAGAACCTTTGTGCCAGTGAGTCTGGCAACTTCTCTGCTGCTAAGTTTCTGGCAGACCGTGGTTGGGATAAACGCCCAGTCGGTCGACCAAGTAAGCTGGACAAAGAGAAGGAGGACCGCATGGCTGATCGAATCGCTGAGGAGTTCTCGGCTGACATCATCCGCATGCAGGGTAAATAATGGACGCAGATTGGATTGCAGAGTCTAATAAACGGCTCGAACTGATGCCAGCAGAGGTCAGAGAGATCAGGGAACGAGCTATGTCGGACCTGTTCTTCTTTGCCCAGCTCGTCAACCCCGGCTACATGTACGGGGAGATTCACCGAGAGATCTTCCTATGGATGCAGGAGTATGACTTGTTTGGTATGGGTGATCAGCTCGGTGCCAACAAGCTTGTGATGCTACCCCGAGCACACCTCAAGAGCCACATGGTGGCCACGTGGTGCGCCTGGATCATCACCCGGCACCCTGAGGTCTCCATTTTGTATATCTCGGCCACAGCGACCCTTGCAGAGAAGCAGCTCTACGACGTGAAGAACATCATGGGCTCCAACCTGTATCGCCGGTTCTGGCCTGAGTACGTACACCCACAAGAGGGTAAGCGGGAACGCTGGTCCTCGACTAACATGAGTGTTGACCATGAGCGTAGACGAACCGAAGGTGTCCGAGATGACACCATCTCGACCGCTGGTCTTACTACCAACACAACGGGTTGGCACGCAGATATTGTTATCGCAGACGACTTGGTTGTTCCAGAGAACGCCTACACTGAAGACGGCCGAGACTCGGTAGTCCGTAAGAGTTCCCAGTTCACCTCCATCCGTAACCCTGGTGGCTTCACTATGGCCTGTGGTACTCGCTACCACCCAGCCGACATTTATGCCACTTGGTACAAGCAACGCTACGATGTGTACAACGAAGACGGAGTTAAGATTGACGAACGTCTGATCTGGGAAGTGAAGGAGTTCGCCGTAGAGGCCGATGACATCTTCCTGTGGCCACGCAGAGTGCGACCTGATGGTAAGGCATTCGGCTTTGACAAACAGATCCTTGGCCGCATCCGTGCGGAGTATGAGGACCGTGTTCAGTTCTATGCTCAGTACTACAACAACCCAAACGACCCAGGCTCGAACCGTATCAGCCGTGAGAAGTTCCAGTACTACAATCCTCGCTCTCTTGTGAAGGATGGCAGTAAGTGGTTCTACGCTGGCAAAAAGCTGAACGTGTATGCTGCTGTCGACTTTGCATTCTCCCTCTCCAAAGCGGCTGACTATACTGCCATTGTGGTGATCGGAGTTGACCCCGACAACAACATCTACGTTCTCGACATCGACCGGTTCAAGACAGACAAGACGCTGGACTACTTCAAGCATATCAAAGACCTCCATGTGAAGTGGAACTTCTTGAAGATCCGTGCTGAGGTAACGGTTGCACAGAAGGTGATCGTGAATGCGATCAAGGACTACGTGCAGAAGGATGGCTTGCGACTGGCTGTTGAAGAGTACCGTCCAAGCAAAACTGAAGGCTCGAAGGAAGAGCGTATCGCTGCCACACTCGAACACAGGTATGATAACCTCGAAGTATGGCACCACGAAGGCGGCTGGACCACCGTGCTTGAAGAAGAGCTTGTTCAGGCTAGGCCAGCCCACGATGACATCAAAGATGGCTTGGCGAGTGCTGTAGGCATTGCTGTGCCACCAATGAAGAGCCGCGGTAATGCGGTCAAAGACTTCTTTACCAACACCACCTCCAGCCGATTCGGCGGAGTTGCTTTCCGCCAATAAGGAATTTATATGTCTACTGCTGTTGCTGAACTGAAAACAATCCTCGTCCAAGACGATGAAAGCGCATGGGTAGGTTGGTTGTGGAATGACTACAACAACCAGCGGCGTGGTAAGATTGATGAGTGGAAGGAGCTGCGGAACTACATCTTCGCGACTGATACCTCTACCACTTCCAACTCTGCCCTCCCATGGAAGAACAACACCACTACGCCTAAGCTATGTCAGATCAGGGACAACCTGCACTCGAACTATCTGAGTGCCCTGTTCCCTAACGATGACTGGCTGCAATGGATGGGCTACACCAAGGACGACAGCCTGAAGGCTAAAGCCTCTGCGATTGAATCCTACATGAGCAACAAGTGCCGGGAGTCCCACTTCCGTAGCATGATGTCTAAGCTCGTGTACGACTACATCGACTACGGCAACGCCTTTGCCACTGTGACCTTTGAGTCCAAGTACAAGGAGCTTGCTGATGGTTCTATCGTGCCTGACTACGTTGGCCCTCGTGTTCAACGGATTAGCCCTCTTGATATTGTTTTCAATCCGCTAGCCGATGACTTCTCTAACTCGTTCAAGATTGTCCGCTCGGTCAAGACCTTGGGTGAGCTGAAGAAGATGGCCATGGAATCTCCAGAGCAAGCGTTCTGGACCAAAGCAATTGAGCGTCGTGATCACATCCGTCGTAACCTCGGTGGCTACTCCATCGAAGACTTCGACAAAGCATGTGGCTACTCCGCGGATGGCTTCGGTAACATGTACAACTACTTCATGGGCGACCACGTAGAGATCCTAGAGTTCTATGGTGACTACCACGACCATGCAACTGGCGACCTTACCACTAACCGCCTGTTGACCATTGTGGACCGTGGCTGCTGCGTCAGGAATGTTGAGATCCCAACTTGGCAGGGTGGCTCGCCATTCTACCACGTAGGCTGGAGATTCCGTCAGGATAACCTCTGGGCGATGGGTCCTCTGGACAACTTGGTTGGCATGCAATACCGTATCGACCACTTGGAGAACTTGAAGGCCGACGCCATGGACTTGGTTGTATTCCCGCCACTCGCCATCCAAGGTGAGGTTGAGGAGTTCACATGGGGTCCAGGTGCTGAGATTCACTTCGACGAGGGTGGTAGTGTTGCCCTGCTGTCGCAAGACATGAACAGCATCATCATGGCCAACAACGAGATCAGCAACCTAGAAGACAAGATGGAACTCTTCGCTGGTGCTCCTCGTGAAGCCATGGGTGTCCGTACACCGGGTGAGAAGACCGCCCTGGAGGTTCAGACTCTAACCAATGCTGCGGGTCGGATCTTTCAAGAAAAGGCCACCACGTTCGAGATAGAGCTTCTGGAGCCCGTTCTCAACTCCATGCTGGAATCTGCTTGCCGTAACATGGACAGCTCGGATGTAATCCGGGTGATGGATACTGATCTGGGTGTGCAGCAGTTCTTGACTGTCACGCGTGCAGACATCACCGCCAACGGCAAGATCCGTCCTGTTGGTGCTCGTCACTTCGCTAAGCAGGCACAAGACTTGCAGAACGTCATCGGCATCTTCAACTCGCCAATCGGCCAGATGATCTCGCCTCACACCTCTGCGATCAACCTGTCCAAGTTTGTCGATGATGTAACTGGCCTGACTGGCTACGACATCTTCCGACCTAACGTAGCCGTGGCTGAGCAGCAACAAACTCAGGCTCTGGTTAACCAGGCTCAAGAAGATAACCAAGTGCAAGCCCAAGCCCCAGTACAGGATGGTATGTAATCATGAAGGTACGTTGGACTTCTGGCCTCACCAAGGAGGCTGCTGCTGAACTGCGAGCGGATTATAAGGGCTCGCTAGTTCTCCGGAGACGCCTAGTGCGTCTTTTGGAGGATGATATTGCAGACTCCGAGAAGCAATCTCGCTCTAAACTCCTGTACAATAACCCCAACTGGGCGCTGTTACAAGCGGACCAAAGGGGCTATGAACGGGCACTTGCAGAAATAATTGCATTAATTGACGAAGGCGTGTAGACTTTTCTCTCAAAAAAGAGTATAGTATATACTAATACTAAGTATACTTACTCTATCTACTTCTTCTTAATGAATATATAGGTAAGGAATACTCCTAAAGACTCCTCGAAGCGTTACGGTAGCGTACTTTGTTTGGAACGAAGTGGCGTAGGTTCGACTCCTACCGAGGTGACCAATTTGGATGTTGACCAGCTACTGGGATAGCTAGCGCGCTGTAAACGCGTGGTCGTGGACGTGTGGTTCGATTCCATCAGCATCCACCAAATTGACGGATAGCTCAGCGGTAGAGCGACGGACTGTTAATCCGTTGGTCGGAGGTTCGAATCCTCCTCTGTCAGCCAGTTACAAAATGCCCGTGTGGTGGAACGGTAGACACAGCAGTCTTAGAAACTGTGGCCTTACGGCGTAGAGGTTCGATTCCTCTGATGGGCACCAATTAAATTAAAATAGGAAATGATACTGTGACTGACCAGTCCGTATTCAATGATCAAAATCAGGCGACCCCGCCACTAGTTCAGCAACAACAAGCCCCTGCTAATGCGTACCAGGACCTCCTGGCTGGCATTAAGAATGATGCGGGCTTGCCGAAGTATGCTACTGTCGACGAAGCGTTGAAAGCATTGGCCCACTCTCAGGCGTATATCCCTGAGGTCAAAGGCCAACTGACTCAAGCTGAACAAGAACTTGCTCGCTTGCGTGCAGAACTTGAACAGCGTCAAAGCATTGAAGAAGTAGTGTCTCGTCTTGCTACTCAGAATCAGCCAGCACCTAAGGCCGACCAGCCAAATCAAAGTGGGCTTGATGAAAGTGCAGTGATGAAACTTGTGCAGCAACACCTGGAACAGCGTGAAGTAGCTACGACTACCAAGGCCAACCAGCAACAAGTTGAAGCCACCCTCCGTGCCAAGTACGGTGAAAAGGCCGCTGAAGTCGTACAGCAACGCGCTGCCGAACTCGGCCTCACCCCTAAAGCATTGGGTGAACTCTCGGGTCAATCGCCTCAGGCGGTTCTAGCCCTTTTCAGTGCATCGGGAGCCACTGCTCCTAAGCCCTCGTTCTCTAGCGTCAACATTCCCGCAACCAACCAACCTGATCAGCCTCCACTCGAACGGCCCGCTAAGTCTCTTCTATCCGGGGCCAGTATGAAAGATCAAGCTGCATTCATGGCTAAGGTTCGTGAGAAGGTTTTGCGTGAGAACGGACTAATCAATTAACAAGGATAAGACATGCAACTTACCGATAACACTCGCGCGTTTATCGAGAGCGAACAGTATTCCCAGTTCATTCTCCTGAACCTGCACGACGGCTTGCTGCCTGAAACCTTCTGGCGTAATGTCAGCGACTTTGCCCATGGCTCGGTTCTGAACATTAAAACCATTGGTTCGGTCACTCTACAAGAAGCCGAAGAAGATGCTCCACTGATTTACAACCCGATCGAATCGGGTAACATCACTTTCCGTATTAAAGAATACAAAGGTGACGCTTGGTATGTGACTGATGACCTTCGTGAAGATGGTGCTCAGATTGATCAGCTCATGGCTGCTCGTGCATCCGAGTCTACTCGTGCGATCCAAGAGATTTTTGAGACCGACTTCCTGTCCACCATTGGTGACTTCTACGTCGCTAACACTGGTGCTCACAACGTCAACGGTTTCCCTCA